CTAATAAATTTCAGAACCCGCTGACATTGCAGGATATGTATAAAGCTTACATTAAAGATTTTGATGTAGACCACCCATATCATATACCTTATTCCGAGTATAAAGATATAATATCTGATTACTTAAAATATATATCAGAAGAGGTAGTTGTAAAGTCAATGCAGTATAAGTTACCTTTTAGATTAGGTACTTTATGTGTATATAAACACAAACCTTTTTTTAAGTCTACAAATAAAATGTCTGTAGATTGGAAGGAAACTAAAAAGCAGGGTAAGAAGATATACTTATTTAATAATCACAGCAATGGTTACAGATATAGATTCCTGTGGGATCGTAACGGAGGTAATGCTAAGTTTTTAAAAATGTATGCATTTAAAGCATCTAGGAGTAATTCTAGAACTATAGCTTCATTAGTTAAAGAAAGAAAGAATGATTATTTTGAAAAATAAACAAAGTTAAAATGGTTTATAAGTTTGTATCAGTTAAGAGGGTAATAGCTAAAGTTTTCACAGACCTTGACTTAAGAGAAGGAGATCATCGAGTCACAGATATGGTTGAATGGGCTGGTGAGGCAGTGAAAAAAATAGGAGCTTTTCCTACTTTGCTAACTAAGACCACAGGTAAAGGAGGTCAACCTATTCTAATGCTTGTAAACTATCAGGCTAAACTGCCTTGTGATTTAACAACAATTAATCAGGTTGCTTACTCAGACACAGAGACCGGTCCTTTTTATCCTATGACATATGCTGCAGGAAGTTTCGACGCTAATGTACCTAACATAGATATACCTAGTCAGAACGACCCTATAGAAGTTGTTACAGAAAGACCTCTGGTAGATTTGACAATGTCTCTTTATGGTGATACATATGCTGAAGCACTTAACAGATTAAACAGCTATCCTGTAATAAGGGAACAGCTGGCTTCTCTGTTATATAGCTCTTCATATCCTACTCCTAACAGAGATAACACTACAGCGAGTGATCCTTATACTTATGTTACTAACGGAGGTTACATAAAGACCAATGTACGTACAGGTTATATAATGATGTCTTATCAAGCTGTTCCTACAGACGACGAGGGATTTCCAATGATACCTGACGACGAATCTTTTGAGGAAGCTATATACTGGTATATAAATATGAAACTTACATATCCTGAATGGAAGTCAGGTAGGGTAAGAGATGCTGTTTATTACGACGCTAAGAGCTCTTGGAACTTCTATAGAAAGCAAGCTTATGCTGCTGCTCTTATGCCTAATGTAGATCAACTTGAGTCTATAAAGAATGCCTGGGTTAGATTAATTCCTGAAATACACGAGCATAGTACTTTCTTTACTAGTTTAAATAACAAGCAGATTGTTTACAATCAAGATAAGAGATAATGTCTACTAAAACGGCTGTACATACTTTTAAGAAAGGCATGGTTAAAGACCTTGACTTTTCGTTGCTTTCAAATGAAGCCTATTTAAATTCTACTAACTTTCGTATAGTTACAAGTGTAGGTGAATCTACTGGTGCTTTAGAAAATATAGAAGGTAATCATTTGATAAATACTGGTATAAATGATATATGTCCAGATGGTCATTATATTGTAGGTAGCTGTCTTGTTAGAGATTCTCTGATTTTATTTACTACTGATAATACTTCTGATATTCCTTCAGGAGGAAACAGTAGAATAATAAAAGTTGAATTTGATGAAGCTACGGAAACATTAGGAACAGTAACTTTATTATATGATGATAATTTAAATAAAAGTACTGGATATCTTAATTTTAGTACAGCTCATTTAATTAAAGCTGTTGGTAGATATGAAACACCTAATGTACAGAAAGTATATTGGACTGATGGGTATAATAATTTAAGATATGCAAACATAGCTGATAATCTTACTATAACTGGAGATCCTTATTCTTCTGATGATTATATGGCTCCAGAAATGTTTGAGTTATTACCTTTATTTAATTCTAGTAAAGTAGTATTAAAAGATATTGTAAATGGTCATTTAAACAGTGGTTCTGTACAATATTCATATCAGTTATATAGGAATCATGGAGCATCTACTTCATTTGCTCCTGTAAGTAATATGATACATGTAGTTACAGATAGTGATTTTAAATCTGATACTACTAATTATTCTGGAGATTCTGAAAGCATTCCTACAGGTAAGGGGTTTAAACTAGAGATTGATAATGATAATATAGGATATAATAGATTAAGACTAGTTAGAATACATTACTCTTCTTTAAACTCAGTTCCGTCTATAAGTATAGTAGCAGAAATAGAAATAGATACAGATGGAGGTATTATAGAAGTAATAGACACAGGTGAAATAGTTTCAAGTCTGACTATAGAAGAGTTTAATATAATGTCTACAGATTTATTTACATGTGATGACATTGCTACTAAAAATAATAGATTATTTGCAGCTAATTTAGAGAGCAATTCTTTTGATATAGGTGATTTTGATCCTAGAGCTGTTAGATTTAATAACTATACAGCCTTATTAACACAATATGTAAGTCCTTTTATATTTCAACAGGGAGATGGAGGAGCTACATTTAGCAGAGTAAGTCCTTCAGAAGCAAGTTTAACTATATTAAATTTTTCTCTTTCTCATTTAGGAGGTGCTACTATAGAAAATGTAGTAGATATTGTATTAGAAACTATACCAGGATATTCTTTTTATGGTGATTATACTAACAGTGATGGCGGTGGAAACCTGTTTAATTTTTATCTTTCAGATTTAGTTGTAAAGATAACAAGCTACGATAAGGGTACAGATACAATTGTAATAAGTATTAAAAGTAAAATAGGAGATATATTTGATCATACTAGACCTTTTTATTCTTTAGATAACTGTATATTAGAAGGAGTAGGAATTATTTATTCTTATTTAGATTCTGCTGCTTCAATAAACGCTGTTGTGTATGATGGTGATATTCCAACAACAATAACACAACCTGCTTCAGACAGTGTTATAGAATGGGAAAACGCTGGATGGACAGAAGCTAATTTTCCTATAGATCATGATGCTATAAATTATTACAATGATACAGACAATGACGGTGATAATGCTTACGCTTATAAATACTGTAGTGATGGTTTTACTTTAGGTGCTGAGGGTATAAATGTTAAGATAGACTTTGATACTGAACCAATGGTTCTTGATAATAGTAATGTAGATACAAAATACAGTGCTACAATAGAGACAGGAGGTTCTTATTCAAACTTTGCTAGTCCTTGGAATGCTGGAGAATTAAGTTGGCAGAGAGATGAGGTATATCGTTTGTTTGTGGTATGGGAAAATAATAGAGGACAGAAATCTCAACCACAGTGGATAATAGATTTGAGAATGCCAAGTCTACATGAAACAACTTCACAGAATTGTGATAGTGAACCTGTACTTCCTTTTGGACTTGCACAACATGATTCTGGCACAGGTATAACAACTACTTATTTACTTAGGCCTAGGATATATTTTAAATCCTTTCCAACTGACGCTGTGTCTTGTCAAATATATAGAGTTGTAAGGGAAAGATCAGATAGATCTGTTGTTACTCAGGGAATAGCAGTACCTACTTTAGATGATCTGTCTGGTACTTATAGACCCGATTTAGTACATAATGATATTTTAACTACTGATTCTGTAGAACTTATAAAGTTAGTTTCTCCAGAAATAAATATAACAAAGAATATAAAGAAACAAGCCAATGATTATATAGAGCATGTTTCTACTTTTGAAGTAGCTACTGGACAAGAAAGAACATCTAGTACTATTGATAGTATAAATAGGATAACTGAAAAACTTACACATAATACTACAGTACCTTTTACATCAGATACTAGATCTGCTGTAGGAGATGCTTTAAACATAGGACCTTCTTTTACAAGCGACGCTTCTGATATATATATAATTGAAGGTAAACAATATAATAACTATTATTACCTGTCTGGTTTTGCAGGAGGAAAAGGTTGTACAGGTCTTTTAATATCTTATGAAAATCAGTCTTGGTCTGCTGAAGGCAACAACATATGTTTAGTAAATTATAAGAGTAAAGTATACGGTTCACAATATGGAGGTAATACATATGAAGCCAGACAAAGAAACGTATCTATACCTTGTTCTGATATAATATATACAGCAGGATTATGGAGTACTATAAAAGGAGGTGATACTTTTATAAATTATATGGAAGTATCTACTATGTTATATGATTTACTTTCAGCTTCTGTCAACGATAGTAGATCTGAGGTTCTTTATTTTCCTGTAGAAAGTTCTATAAATTGTGACTTGCGTCATGATAGAGACAGACAAAATATTACATATAATACTGTAGAATCTGCTTTAAGACAAGAATATTCTGGTACTCATACAGTAGATACAACTACTTATATACAGAAAGATAATTTATATCTTTATAATACAGTATATTCCCAAGAAACTTCAATTCAAAATGCAATTGCTGAACCTTTAGACTCACCTAATGAAACTGTTTTTGATTGTATAGTTAAAGCTTCACGAGTTAAATACAATGGGGAGAATTCAGACTCTTGGACTAAATTTGGTTTTAATGAAGAGATAGAAGTAGATTCAAAACATGGAGAGATAACAGCCTTAACAACATTAAATGATAAACTTTTGTTTTGGCAAGAACATGCTTTTGGTGTGTTATCTGTTAATGAACGTTCTTTAATATCTGATACTTCTACAGCTCCTTTAGTATTAGGAACTGGAGGTGTATTAGACAGATATGATTATGTATCAGATTCTATTGGTACAAGTGAAAAAAGGTCTATAATCACAGGACAGTCTGGTGTATATTGGTTTGATGTAACTGACAAGTCTATATATAAGTTTGCTTCTTCTTTAGATAATTTAACGAAGAGTAGAATGATTCAGTCTTGGGTTGCTGAGAACCATCTTAATAGTCATATAGTACATAGTATATACGATAATAAATACAATGAAGTTTTATTTACTTTTTATGATAACTTAAACACAAGTTATACGTTGGTATTTAATGAATCTATAAACGCTTTTTCATCGTTCTATGGATTTACACCAAGAATGTATGTTCCTTATATAAATGGTTATTTCAGCACATACTTTGATAGTAACGCAGATTCTTTGTACTGGCATAACAGTTTAATTGAAGATAGGAATTGTTTTTATGGGGCTTCTACAGGTAGTTCAACATTAAAGTTATTATGTAATGACGATTATGCTTATACTAAAGTATTTGATAATTTCTTTTATGACAGTAAAGTATATAGTACTTCTAATATTGAACAACATCAAGTAAGTTTTACTTCTTTAAGATGTTACAATAACCTTCAAAATACAGGTACTGTAAATCTAAGTTATGGTACTAATCTAGAAAGAAGAGAAAGAGAATGGACTACTTTTATACCTAGAAATGCAATTAGTGTTGATTATCCTACTAATGTAGATATATTTGATGTTGCTAATTTAGATCCTTATGCTTTATATAGAGATAGAATGAGAGATAAGTATCTTGTAGTAGATCTTACTTTTGTTAATAGCAATGGATATAGAATGGTATTCCCTTATTTTGGAATAAAATATAGATTGTCTTATAGATAGTAAAATGGCAAAAAATAAAATA